TGGTCTGGAGTTGCTAGAGCGCCTGCCGCCAAAAGCTCCTGCTCAGAGCCATCAGGCTTGCCTAGGAGGGCTTCCGAGACTGCCCTGGTGGCCATGCCAGCCAAAGGCCCACCAAAGGCTGTGGCGATGGTTGGAGCGACCGTGCGAACTAGGTTTAGAAGCTTGTCCATCAATCACCTTTCGACTTCAGCTTAACGGGCTTAATCCCAAACATCTTACGAAATGTCTCGGTTTCGTAGATGCGTATCGCCGTCCACACTATGGTGAAGATGGCCGCGACACTTGGAAGCACGCCAGCCATTGTTCCAACCACTGTCCCAAATGATAAAACATCAACCACATGTTTAGTTGATTCTGATGTGTCTACCATGTCAGCACTTCCATGCTCGCAAGGATTTGTTTATCCTGCTGTTTGGATCATTGGCTGTCTTCGCAGATGTCAACTTCTTTTTCATACCAGACATCCTGGCACAGAAGCTTGTCTTGCGAGAACCGCCTTCGGGCTGCGGCGCTTTCAACCCAGGTTTCCCTGGGTTGTCGCGGTTATAAGACGCCCGGCCTTTTGCGTTCAGGCCGCCCGCTTCGGACTTGCCTTCCTTCCGCGTCCATGCCGGTGTCTTAGCCATAGAACACCGTCACGCTAGCAAGGCCGGTGATGCTTGCGTACACGCTAGTGGAGCAAAGAACACCTTCTCCAGGCACAAGCACGGAAAAGGAGTTTGGGTTTGAGTTGGCTGGGATATCAATCTCGATAACCGTAGTGCCACCCGAACCGCCGTTCTTTAGCAACAACGTGCCAGCAGTGCTTGCTGTGGCGCACATCACAAAGCCCTTGATGCGCGCCCGACCAGCAACCACAACACCAGAAGCGTTTAGATGCGTAGCCTTGACATCTGTCTGCATCATCTTACTAGCTCCTGATTATTAGGCGCTGGCGGGGGCTTGGGCACCGTTCGGAGCGCGCTGAACGTAGCTGACGGTGATGATAGCACGGCCAACACCAGCGGCAGTGCCAACGACATAGCGGACATAGACCGGAGTATCAGCGGTCGTGGAGGTCTGCCAAGCAAGCTGGGTAGTTGCGGTGGACGTGCCACGGAAACGACCGCCAGTCGTGGTGGTCACGGAAGCCATAAGCTGAGCGCCGCCCGAGGCATTGCCCACAGAAACCGTGGTCGTGCCGGTGGTGGACGCAACGATCTGATCGACAGTGATGTCAACGATCTGCGAACCCTGCGGAACGATGCCAAGCACCGAATTCACTGTACCAGTGGCGCGATCCGTCAGGTTGCCGCTGTTGAAGGACTGAGCCAAAACAACAAGGCCGTCATTGGCGAGAGCGCCTTCGCGCACGGTGCCCGAACGAATCGGGCCAGAGAATGTCGAGAAACCCATCTGGAAAATCCTTGCACAATATAGCCCTATTGTTTGTGCTGATCTGCCGGGGCAGTCAATAGGGCCGGTCTATCCCGGTTAATCCAACATATATGCAGCTCACGCTGGGCAGCAAGTAAAATCGTCAGGTTAGTCTTCTGTTAGCTCGGGCATGATCATATTGCCTAGGTGAATGTACAGACCGTGAACCACGGACGAGGAAGCCGGTACGCTAGCATAACCAAACTGGCCATTGGTTTCGTACATGATCAGCATGCAGACCGGATCACGGGATAGCACATCGTCGAGCGCATCCCTTGCTGCCTCAGCCATGCGGCATTCATCAGGGTCAATTCTGACTGCATCGGTTTTCTGGGTTTTCATTAAGACCGTCCTGCTTGAATGCGGATTCTCAGCTTACCGGCAATCTCTTTGCCCCTAAACCAAGCGATGTTGTTTACAACCTCGCAAAGCTCTGGCGGCATTAAGATGCCATTACGCCAAGTCAAAACGGCAAACCCCGGCGTCCAAAGCCGAGTGTTGCCTTGCGTGTAGGCAAAGCACGCCCACGCAGGATCGGCAAGCATTCCCGTCTGCACGCCGTAGCGCCGCCCGCGCATGTCAACCATCGGCTTAACTTCAAGAGAATGAGTGTCTCCTGAGATAAAGTTGACGCCAGCTTTTACTGCATTATTCCAGCCAGCATGAATGCCGCCATGGTAGCGGTGCATAGCCACGGAGTCATTGATGTCTAGGCGATGGCACATTCTCCAATCTGGAAATTGCCCAGCGAAATCAAAGCCTTCGATGCCCTCAAACATTGAGGCATTTAGCGCCAAGTATTTATCGAATCTGTCGTCGTGATTGCCTCGCTGCCACAATCTCAATGCTCTTGGGGCTAGGCCCATGATATCATCAAGGTGCTTCTTCGCGGCGTCGAGTTCGTCTTTGACTCTAATCCTTTTATTCCAGCCTAGTGGGTCGTGCTTGCTAGGCTCGCCCATATCAACCGCGTCACCCATGCACATCAAAATGTCTGGCTTGATGGTTGGGATTGCTTTGAGCAAAGCTTCGTGAGCCAAGCTGCGAGGCTGATCTATGCTGGTCCAGTGGCAATCACCAAACGCCACCGCCGTCGCATTCAAGAACGTGATCTTCTCGGTCAGCGCGCATTCTGGTGGAGAATCAGGATCGTAAGGTACAGCCTCTAAAGAGTTTCTTCTGCGGACATCAGTTTTGTTAAACCGATACATCGCAGCAGAATACATGTTAGTGGCAGTGGGAACGGGTATTGGCGGGTTAAAGCTCTTGGCAGCTTGCGGTAAATTGCCACACATGGCTACCGCGTTATACAAACCCTCTATATCTTTCCAAGTGTATGCTTTCTGTGCCATCGCCGTCTCTCCTTTTGCGATTGCAACTGATTGACTTGGGCATAAAAAAACAGGGGGGATTTCTCCCCCCTGCTCATCTCACCTTATCAGGTGGAACCGGGCGAACCGAAGATGCCCAGCGGATCAGAGACGCCGAACGAGTAACGCTCACGAGCCTTGTAGCGCGCGTTGCCCGTGTCGAAGTCGCCGTCCATCGAGGTGGCCAGCGGCGAACGCACAAAGTGCTTCATGCCGTTGGGCACATCGGTCGTCAGGAACCAGCCGTTGGTGTCGGTCAGGAAGTGGTTGACCGTGTAGCCACCAGGGATGGAGCCGTTGCTCTTGATAGCGTTGATGTCGTTGTCAGTCGTGCCGGTACGGAGTTCCGTTTCCAGCAGGCGAGTAGCAACGAACATCAGGCTCGGCGGAACAATCAGCTTGCTCGGACGGGCGGCGATCAGCAGACCGCGCTCATCCGTCCATGCCGCGATCTGAATGACTGCCGCCTCAAGGGAGGTTTCATTCAGGTCAGCGCCAGTGGCCGGGCGGTTACTGTTGGTGCCGCCAGAAACCAGCGGGTGGGCGGTGCTAAACAGAGTCACGCCGTCACCAGAGTTATAGCTGGAGAAGCCGTTGTTCAGCGGGAAGGCAGCCTTGATCTGCTTCGTGTATGCCATGGAGCGAGCGAGCGCCTTGGTATAACGAGCCGACAGGCTGTCATACAGGTTATCTTCCATCGCCTCTTCGGTGATGGAGAAGCCATACGCGATGGTTTCATGCGTATAACGAGCGGTCCAGGCTTCCTGGCCGTTGTCATATGCAATCGCCTGACCTTCGTTCTTCACGGGGGCAGCAGCGAAACCAGACAGCTTGACTTCTTCTTCAAAGGAACGCTCCGAGTTTTCAGTCTCGTAGATTTCCTTATGCTCCTCAGCGTACCGCTTGTATTCCAGACCGAACAGAGCGTTCAGGCCCGGAAGCAGTTCTTTGAGAAGTTGTGCGCGACTAATAGCCATGGTTCACAACCTCCTTAACTAATTGCGTTGCCGGTGGTGGTACGCATAAAGTGCGTATTGATACGCACAATAACGTCCGTGAAAGAATCGCCCACAGTGCTTGTGGTCGAGTTCACGAAATCCACGACGCGGATAGGAAGGGTGGCGGTACCAGCAACGCCGCTGGTGTTGAGGCTTACGCCAGAGTTAATGTTGGCAGACGAGCTACCGGCAACGGTCTGGATAAGGCCGCAATTTGCGCCTAGATAGTTCTGAGTTGCAGAACCATTGAACTGAGCCTGGAACAGCGTGTCCGGGTCATCCACGACATAAGCCTGGAGGTCCGAAGCAGTGATGCTGCCGGGGTAGTTCTGACGGAACACCTTGCCGTAGACCGGGTCGGTGTAGGAGCAGCCAACAAAAACACCAAGCAAGGTGACGCTGTTGGTTGCGGTTGTGACAGCGATTGCGGCGAAGCGATTGATAAGACCGCCAGTGCCGGAAGCGCCAGCAGCAACAATCACCGGGTCGCCATACTGGATAGAAACAGAGTAGCCGCTGGGCATTGCATACAGGCGAGTCGAGCCTGCAAAACTTTGACCACCCAGCAGGTTGATGGGGCGAAGCCCATACGGAGAATTGGTCGAAGCCATCTTCCGTTACCTTTCAATCTGAATGTTTTGATGAAGGTCCACAGGATTATTCCCGAGGACCACGGCCAAATGTTGTCCGCGAAGACCGCTCTGGGCGCAGAACGGGCATACGAGGATCACTCTCGCGCATAAGGTTATTGTCCACGCTCTCCATCTGCTGCTGCGCCATATTCGCGTAATAGGCGGCGCGCTGACGCACCGTCTCTTCGGGAATCTTGCAGAGAAGAAGACCACCAACTTCAACATTGCCCTTGAAGCGACTGTTGGAGTCGGCCACCAGCATCAGTTCAGGATGATCCTCTGCGCGACAAGGCACATAGCCCTCGCGGAACTGTCTGCTGACATTGGTGTTATCCGCAGCATTCATCATGGATGTGCGAATCCAGCGATAGACATACCCCGGTTCCGGCTTCGGATCAGGGAGGATTGAAGGAGGTGCCCAGGAGGTGGGGCGAATTTCGTGTTCGCGCGTCTCAAGTTCACGGGGTGTGCGGTCATCCATGACCGTAATCCTTCAAATACTGAGCAACGTATTGCTCGGGAGTTAAGCCGAAGCGGCGCGCCAGGGTAACCTGGGATGGGGTTAGCTGCACTTTGCGGGTGTTCTGTGCCGTCCGCGTGACGGGGGCAACCACCGTAGAAGGCTGACGCCGGGGCGCAGCCTCCGTTGTCCGACCGGTCGCAACTGGTTCCGGGTCAGATGGAGTAAAGTATTCCGAGAACCGGCGCTGCACGCGCTTGTTCAGCTCATCAAAATACTTATCACTTGTCGGGTCAATCTTATTATCACGGATCAGCACATCGCTGACCGCATAAGCATAACCCGTCATTTCTTTCTCAAGCTCTGAGCTACCTTCGAACCAAGGGTTCTTGTTTGCCCAGTCAACAACCTTTGCGTCAGGCTTCGGCTTCGGTTGAGGAATGTTGTACTCAGGCTCGGGCAAAGCGGCAGGCTGGTAGTTGGCATACCGATCATGCTCATTGACAAGGCGCTGAAGGCGCTCTTGCTCTTCAATGAACTTGTCAGTCTCGCCAGCCTCCCAGGCTTCCTTCATCGAACGCTTGGTGGCGCTGATGTCAGTCTCTGCCCGGTTCTTCGCTTGGCTGACAGCGAACTGCTCATTGCTGCCAGCAAGCTGCCGGTACTTCTTATTCTCATCCGCCAGCATGTTGGCAAGACGAAGAGCTTCGTCCCGCTCCTTAGCCGCAGCTTCCTTAGCGCGGCGCTCGGAATGCGTCTTAAAGGATAGTTCCTTAATCCGCTTCTTTACGTCATCGCTATAGCGAGAAATCTCTGAATCGGCGACATTGATGTCGTCGTCGTTGGCTGTGAACTCGGGGGCAACCGGCCTGCCGCGATCAGCCTCTGGAGTGTCATCGACAATCTCGATTTCAAAATCGATATCATCATCTTTCTCTTTGTCGGTCATGCGCGCGCAACTCCACGAGGATCGTCAACCACAGCTTCAACCGTGTCGTCGTTGATCAGCCGGAACTCCCGACCATGAATCTTGACGCGAGTGCCGCTGTAAGCGCGAAACACAACCCAATCTCCAACCTTACACCAAGGGCCAGTCGGAAACTTCTTCTCGTCCCCGTAAGCCATAGGTCCGGCCTTTAGAACAAAACCCACAACGGTTGCAAGGGTTTCGTTATTACGAACTTGTTCCGGCAGATAAACGCCGCCGTCTGTTTTCTCTTCAAGCTCGGGAAGGGCAATCAACAACTTAAAGCCAGAAGGATCAGGAAGCTGCGTTGCTCCCGTCACTTCTTCATCCGGCATTTTGATATCTACGTTTAGCATCTTAGTCCTTTGGCACACTGTCTGGGTCGTGTGATACCCGGCACCCACTATGGGCGATCAGTCTTCCTCGCTCAGCTTTTCAGCAAGATCGAGTAATTCCCTTTCAGCCTTGGCCAACCCCTCAATGATACCAGTGTGGTATTTGTAATCGGCCCAGTCTGATGCGCCGCCACCAGCAACATGGTCGGCGTGTTCGTTCATAATATCACGGAACTTCTTACGCAGATAATCAAACGAGTTGTCGGTAACGGGCTTCATGAACGACCCTTCAACAAATCTGCGCCAGTTCTCATAGCTTCAAGGTGAATCTTAGCGTTGCTTATGTCAAGGTTTTGGTCATTAACTTGTTTTTGCGACGAAGCTTTAATGCCAGCATTCATCCCAGCAATCCGCTCCTGAGATGCAATACGCTCCACTTCGATCTGCTGTTGCTGCTGACGAAGCTGCACATCGGCCTGATCCTTGGCCTGCTTGCGCTGCACCTCAGCCTGCTTATTCTGCATGTCCATCATCTGCGCCTGGACTACAGGGTCTTCCATCTTTTGCTTGTTCTGCTGCTGTTGGGCTTCAGATTGATCCTTCTGAAGAAGACGCTCCGCCGCATCAGCAATAAGCTTAGAGAGGGCAACCTCGATATCTTCCGGCAGATGTTCGTCAGGGGGCGGAAGCTCAACACCAAGCTGCTTCTCAATCTCCCTACGATATTGGAAACCGATATGCTCAGCGATGTGAGCCGCTGCCGCAGCCTGCATAGCCCCCGCTTGAGGCGATTGCCCAACGAGCTGCATGATCTTAGGATCTTGCATGGCTGCCATATGAACTCTGATATGGGCTTCATGGTCCTGATAAAGGAACGCTTTGACCGGCTTGCCGTTAAGGATAGCCATGTTCTCAGAGACTGGGTCAACGGGCTTCTTATCCTTGTCAGAGGGAATGATCTTCCCAGGGTCTTGGATACCCAGCACAACAAGCATCTGCCGGTGAAGCTCTGGCAGATCGTACATCTGCGGCGCTTGCTGGGCTAGCTGGAGCGCCGCTTGATATTGTACCACACGTTGAGACAGAGACGCTGCATTCGGGTCTGTGACCGGAATCACATCGATCCGGCCATCATAGTCCTTGGTCCGGGTTGCCCCAGGTTCAGTCTCGTAGTCGTACTCGCCTTCCATGTGGGTTTCGATGATATCCACAAGAAGGTCTAGCTCCTTCTTCATAGAGGCATGAAGCCGGGCCTGCACCGCAGACATGACCTTCATTGCCCTCTCCATGAGGGCTAGGGTGGTTCCTACTGGAGCCTGTTGGTTGGCATCACCAATCTGGAGGTCGGCGATGGAGGCGAACCTACGGCCTTCCTCGACGAGGTTGCCCAGCAAAGACGCGAGGACTTGCGACGGCTCCTTGTAAGGCAGGAATGTGATCGAATCCTTGATTGCCCCTGAAGGAACGTCCACGTCGCGGAACTCGCCGGGCATCAGCGGCGTGCTGTCGCCCTTGATACGCAGGCCGCGCGCCTTAAGGCCAGCCGGTAGGTTAGACAAGGTGCCAGCATCAACAAGCTGGCGCAGGATGGACGTGGCGGATTTGGCGATACCACCAACCAGATGGATCAAGCCAAACGAATAGAAGCCAAACCCAGGGATGTAGTCATACTGAACGAAGTGCTGGCGCTTCAGCTTTAGCTCGTCGTCTTGCTTCCAGTTGCGGTAGACGGAGAGAACCTTTCCGGTTGATTTTTCAACCGTGACAACATACGGCAAAGCAATTCCGGTTGGTTCCCCGTCCTTGCCCAAATCTTCATACCCAGGCAAATCCAGGTCAACGTGCATCTCAAGGAGGACATGGCGGTCATCGGTATCCGTCAGCTCTTCACCAGAGAGTTTGTCTTTGATTCTCTGGATTTCGTTGCGGTCAGGCACGGGAGAGGAAAGATCAACGTCACGGTAGAAACCCATGACTTGCAGCTTGCGGATTTCGTTGGGGTGCTTCCGCATGATCTGCGTGTAGCGGTTGGCGGTCTGGAGATCAGACGCGCCATAGGAGACAACGAAGTCTTCAGCAGGCACATAGACGGCAGCAGGGCGACCAAGGGTCGGATCGAAGTAGACCTTCTTGAACGCCGCACCCGACAGGGGCAAAGCGAACAGCATACGCTCATGCTCGCCGCGATACTCAGACATCCTTTCGGTGAGGAAGTAGTTTAGGTCATCCCTGACGCGCAGCGCCTGACGCTCGCGCTCGGGAGATGTGCGGCCAACGATCTTGGTGCGGACAGGCCCGCCAGCGGGGAATGTCTCCATGATGGCCTGCGACTGAAAGCGCACAGCGGCTTCAGAGAGAATGGGATGGAACACGCCGCACGCCCCAGGCCAGGGGCTTGAGCGGTCCTCAATCTTCAACCCAAGAAGGTCCAGGCCCTTCTTGTAGGTCTGCTCCCAGTCATTCCGCGAGTTGTTATCAGACTCAAAGTCATCCAGCAGATCACGTCCAAGCTCACCCAGATCACGTTCATCCATATGCTCTGCGAGATTGTCGTCGAAGTCTGGCTCCATCATCTCAGAGAGTTCAGGGCCAAGAATGACAATGGCTCCGCCGTCCTCGGTGGCAAACGACACAGCGTCTGGATTGACGATTTCAATCTCCAGCCCAGGGCCGGTAGATTCACCAATTGCGTCAATAGCCTTGTCAACAGCCACGATTCGACCTTTCAATAATAATCCGCGCGGTGGCGGGTAACTTTCTCATCTTCATCGTAGTCCGATGGTAAACGAATAAAGCCACCTTGCCTATATCTCATCAGAGCCATAATCACTGTATCAACATAGTCATCATGTGCGCCATTTGGAAATGAAGCGCATTCTTCAACAACTTCATCAGCCCAACGTGTTTCTGGGCACCAAACCATACCAGAGGCGAACATGTCAGTGATGCTGTTTGCCCGCATGATCTTGTCGCCAGACGCCCGCGTCGGAGTAAATTCAGATACTGGAATATCCATTTGCCTGAGTTCATGCACCAAAGGCAAGCCAGAAGCTTTGCCCTCGATCAAGAACGTGTCGGGCTGCCATTCATCATATAACTCTTTTGCCCTAGCTTTCAGCGCGGGGAACTCCATGCGCTCCTTGAAAGCATCAAGCAGGATGATATTGCTCTTGGCTATGCCCGTGTCATCTTCCTTGTCGAAGATTCCCCAGACATTGAACGCGCTATAGTCAGAGCGGTTATTCTTTGTGAACGCCGTGTCGGCGGTGATGATAACATACTCGCAGGAAGGCGGGTTGTCCTTCTGCCAGCGCCTCCACCATTCTCTCTTGAGGATTGCCCCTTCCTCATTGGTGGGCTGCTGCTGGTACTGAGCATTCCATTTAGACGCGGGCAATTCGGATTTAAGGGCTTCGAGTGCCTCTCTACTCCAGTAACCGGGCCAGATAGGGTTGCCCGAAGGAAGTAGGGCAGGGAGTTCAATAACCTCCCATTCAGATGTCCCATCCCGCTCCATGGAGCTTTGGATCAGTCTGCCCGTTAAGTCTCTCTTTGCCCAACGAGTCATGACGATGACGATACGAGCATCGGGCTGCAAACGCTGACGCGGCCCGGATGTGTACCAATCAAACACCTTATCATACACAGAAGCATCGCCTAGCGCGGCGATAGCCTCCTGCTCGGTGTGAGGATCATCAATGATGAATAGGTCAGCGCCCTTACCGGCGATAGCGCCTCCAACGCCTACCGCGAAGTAAGCGCCCCCTTTGGAGGTGTTCCACCGACCAGCAGCCTTGGAATCCGACTGGAGCTTAACCTCACTAAAGATGTTCTTGTAATCTTCGCTGTCAATAGCGTTACGGGTCTTACGCCCGAAGCTAACCGCCAGCTCCGCAGTGTGGGTTGCCTGGATGATCTTCTTTTCAGGAAACCTACCCATGAACATGGCGGGCAACAAGAACGAGGCAAACTCAGACTTGGTGTGACGAGGCGGCATGTTGATAATCAGCCGCTTACAATCGCCACTCATCACGCGATCAAAGGCTTCAGCCATGATTTCATGGTGTGGGCCTTGGATAAACCCAGGCCACATAGCCCTCACGAAGGGCAAGAACTTGGTCTTGGCAGCCTCACGCGCCTTGGCTTCCTCCAGCTCCTCTATGAGCTTCAGGAAGTCTCTCTGCTCATCCTTGCTCATCAGAGCGAGCTTGGGCAGAATCGCAGAAAGGTCCATCTTACTCTCCAAAAAAAGACCCCCTCCCGTTTTACGGGGAGGGGAAGTTGGTCGAAAGAACGACGAGGAGAGAACAACCGAAGAGAGTTGCCCCTGTCCTATACACCGGGCTTGGCTGGCGGCACAATATCTCTATTCACCACCACAATGCTCCGCGCGCGTCCATAGCGGTACTGAATGAAGCCTCTATCAGACAAAGCGCACACGATCCTATGGACACTTCCCTTGGATGCGACACCCATAAAGGCAGCAATCTCGCTGTAGCTGGGAGAATGCCCATTCTCAGCCAAGAATTTCTTGATGAAATCAAGAACTTGCTTCTGAAGCTTGGTCATTACCGCCAGTTTTCCTGCAACTTAACCAGAGCTTCTATAGTTTTTTGCCCAAGCAAAGGAATTGCCACTAAATCGTGGACTTCCGCTCCAAGAAACTCAGCTTCGGAGTTGAAATTAGTCAGTGCGCCATACACTCTGTGAGCCAGTCTGCCGTCCATCATGTCGTAGATGACGCCTTTGTACGGCTCACACCACAGACCGCCCTCATCAGGCTTCTCTGTGGCTTGTACGTTAGCTCTATAAGCCGCCTCGCTGTGCTTCAGCACGATAGCAGACCCTCTAATCAGCGCAGCAGCTTGCCCATGGAGGTGCTGCTCAGCGATATCTGCGGCCTGCATCATGCCAGCAACGTAATCCTCCAGATCAACTTGGCGTTGGTCGTG